GGTGTATAGTTACTGCCATTGCTTAGTATTTTTTTCAAATTTAACTGTAAACATTAAGCCAGTAACCTCTGCCAGATCTGAAGCTATCTGATCTAGGACCTTATCACTCATCACTGTATTAGTAATATTCCTAGGCTTAATGCCATACTTATGCTTAGTCACATATGCTGAAGCATAGGCATGACTCATATCATATCCCTTCCACTTTGTTAAAGCTATTGCATGGCTCTTAGTTACATATGGCAACTTAAAGCTGTAAGGACTAGGAAATTTATTCCCATCAATACTACTGACTCCTTCATCCTGGAACTTATAATAGTCAACGGCCTGAATCTCAAAGCTCATTTTCCCAGTAGGAAAGTAAACTACTGACTGTGCCATCTCTCCACTATTCGAGACGTTCTGCTGAATGTAAGTCTTAAAATCCTTAGTTACCTGATTAGCGATTTTGAGAATAAGCTTATCATAAGCAGTCTGAGGCTGCTCTAGCTCACTATCAGTTAAGCCTAATGAATCTAAGAAATCGAGATCAGCCATGCTTAATATTTATGTATTCTTGTTCTGATTTAATCTTAAAGTAATTCATCCAAAATAAGCTCTTTACGTACGGCTGTTTCGTGATCTGGTCCACATCTTTGCGGAGAGCTTCTGCCAGAGAGAGGAGTATTTTGGTCCATGTAAACCATTCAGAGTCTCTGAGAGATTCGCTTTGATTTTCTTCTCCTGTATCTTCATCCTCATTAGTTGTATCCCTAACATAGCGAGATTCCGCTGCCTGTAATTCTGCAAAAAAAAACTGAAGAAGTTCATGAATTCATCCCCAGGAAAGCTCCTATTAAATATCTCCTCCCTGTGCTTATTGGGATTGAGCACTCTGCCTCTATCATCCTCCTGGCAGTATTCCATACCTTCCTCTATGTAGCAGATAGCCAAAGCTTCTGCTGGTGACTCATTCACATTCTCTATCAGCTTAAGATCTATTATCTGGCCTGTGCTGATAAGTGAGAAGTCCTTCTCGAATCTGTATCTCTTACCTTCTATCTCTACTATCTCAGCAGGCTCTGCTTTGTCATATTGTGCCAGCATAGTGAATAGATGCTCTGAGATCTTTAGCACATCATCTACATGAGCTTTCTTCACTTTGCTCACTGGCAGATCTGAGAAGATACTAACCATCTGGACCTGGAAGTCTAGCATGTTACTAAGTGAGGCATCCTTCTGCTGCTGAATAAATGGAGCTAAATATAGCCACTTGACACATTGATCTGGCCTGCATTCCTTTAGGCTGCTAGGTACATTAATTTTCATGCTCTTAATATTTTATATTGCCCTCTCTTACTATAGTGCTTCCTGCAGTGCCATGCTAGAGCTGTGCTGATGACTCCATCATCATGCATCCCATCAGGAGCTGAGTACTTCACTGATCTAGTATTCACATTGTAAATATAAGTAAAAGCTTCGAGCTCGTCAACTAGCCACTGATGATCCAGTATTCTTATCTCCTTCTGTTCAAAGCTCACAGCTAGATCTTCTATTAGTACAGGCTTACTGGCTGAGCTAGTTACCCATGGCTCTACTAAGTTCCTGCACTTCTGCTGCAGCATCTCATAGAATACATCTCCCTGATTATTCACCTCCACTAATGTAAGAGCATTCCACTTTCTTATGGAATCAGCTACTCTATCAATGATCCTGCTCCATTCCTCATGCCTCCATCTCTCCACTGCTACCTGCTCTCCTTTGTCATTCATGATAGTGAGCACAGTGTAGTCATCTGCCCTGCCTATATCTAAGCCTCCATACATCCTGCCAGTTTTCTCTCCTTTGCCTATGCACTCCTTTACATTCCTAAAGATACCTGAAGCATTATCTATGAATTCTGCCAGATACTCCTGCCTGAATATATGATCTGGAAGGGATCTCTTCCTCTCCTCTAGATCCTGATGATCTATCAGAGGATTCTCAAAGCTGGTAAAGTGAAAGTACTTATATCTCTCATCATAGTTATGCTGCATACAAATCCTGTGAAAGTGATTCCTTCCTTTTGGAGTAGAGATGAATATCACTTTCTTACCTTTGACTAGCACCGTAGCAGATAGCACCTCATCCCAGAGCTCAGCTCTAGTGAAGGCCATCTCATCCACTATCAAATAATCAAAAGTATTCCCTCTGATATTATCAGGTTTCTCTCCTGAGAAGAATTGGATAGTAGATCCGAAGCCTTTTATCCAGAGATCAGATCTATGGAATTCAAAGAGACCGCTTCCCCCGGTTACTTTCTCCATCTCATCGAATACCTTCTTTGATTGTTTATATACTGGAGTAACCCAGGCAATATTACATCCTCTATCATTTATGGCCCAGTACAGCATCTGATTAATCCCCAGCATGGTCTTGCCGAACTGCCTGCCTATGTTCAGAGCATAGTACTTATATTCTCCATGATTAATACTGTCATGTATCAATCTTTGATTGTCATGGGGTTTATATCCTTTTATGATTCTTGACATAAATACAAAAGGGAATCCTAGCTAGACTCCCTTTGTTTAATCTAACCGATTTCGTGATCTATAAAAAAAAGAGAATACAAATATAATAATATTAACTATCGAAGTCAAATTTCTCTACATTCTTATTCTCTATATGCTGCTTATCATGCATCCCAAACTTATTCTTAGCATAGAATATACCCTTCCCTTCATTGGCTACTACATCCTTCCCGAGGCTGATGAATTCATCATCTATGTTTTTTATAGTGAGCGAATGAGGCCTATTCGATCTCAGCCAGTCATACCATGTCCTTCTAGCTATTAATTTTAAATCTAGCTTTAATGGTATCCAAATATGAAGGAAGAAATCAATAGTAGGAATCATTCTATCCTGTACATATACTATCTCTCCTTTATTGGTTACGACCTCTTTGCAGTGAGATAAGCATTCCTGTACATAATCCCATGCAAGGTCTTCTAGTCTATCTGGTATGTCTTCAGTATGTAGCATAAGCGTTTCACTCTATTATATTTCTATGTTCTATTTTATCTTTGACTCTGCCCAATCTTTTGCAGCCTTCCCTCCCCATAATAAATAGGAGATATAGCCACAGTCCTCAGGATCTCCCTGCTCATAGTATACCTCAGCTCTAGATAAGTAGCTGTACATACGTTTAATCACAGCCATTGAGACCTTCTCTCCATTAGCTAACTGCTGAGCTCTCACTTTACCTACCTGAGTAGCACATTTATTCCCCTGCTTCTCATTGAGCTCTATTCCTCTCCTGGCATTATTTCGGACAGTATCTGGATAGTCATTATAGCTATCTTGAAATTTCTGCTCTGCTCTATTCCATGTCAGTTTACAGATAGCATATCTCTGATCATCTGCATACTCCTGCTTAAGTTTATCGTCACTCATGCACCTGGAGATATACTCTTGTTCTGTTTCTTCAGCTTTTGGCTTTGGTATTGGCATTATTTACAGTATTTGATATAAAACGTATACGGCACTACTTTGAGCTTTGTCAATATCCATATGAAGAATCTATACTTCTTGAAATTGTATCTTTCATAATCTCCTCTAGATCCTAGCTTCACAGTGACTTTTTTAATAATCTCATCAGGGATCTTATTTGTATCAAAGTTAGGCTTCTCATCATATATTATTCTAGCCTGTTCTTTTGTGAGCATTCCAGATCTGACCTGTGCTGATAGGTATACTATCCTCTTATCTATTCCAAACTTATTAGGAAGTAGAAAACTACCCACGAATTCAGTGTATACATTCTCACAGTGCTTCCCTCCATAGTCTCTCCATTCAATTAGCTCCTTCATCTCATTCTCTAGTTTTACCCTGTCAATATTGTAATGAAATGGTCTTATGTTTTTGATTCCCTTCCAGGCATAGAATAGCTGATCTTTGAAAGTGAATAATGGATAATTTTTGAGCTTAAGTCCTGTATACTTTGTGTATACATCCTGAATGTACTTAGCATCCATATATGTCCATCCTTTAGGAGTACTTCCTTCAGTCCTGAAGTCATGGCCGTTTAGAATATACTTAATGCCATACTTATGAGCTGTATCATACATGAGTTTAGTCATAGCTATGTCATTAGGGATATCAGCATCTGGAAGTCCTGCCCATAGGAAAGCATCATTTAGAGCATCATACTCATTCTTGTTCACCTGGTATACTATGCAATCCACTGAC